GAAGGCGCACCAAGGGATGGTCGTAGAGCATGTATTGTTGAGCCTTTCACATCAGCAACTATTGTTGATAGCTTGAAGGGTTTGTTCATGCCGCAAGAGGCGATTGCGGAACAATACAGAAAAGGTTTGATGGGTCGCGACAGCGCGGGCACGAATTGGAAATTGGATCAAAACGTCGTAAGCCAAACCTTTGGTAGCTACAGTGGTAATACATTGTCTGCTGACACTACAGCTCAAGTTGGTTACCTATCAACTGGTTGGTCACAATACTCCACAATTCAGATCAAAGCATCATCTTCAAGCACATTAAATGCTGGTGATGTAATCCAAATTGCTGGTGTATATGCAACTAACCCACAAAACAGACAGGCTTATGGCTCTGGCAAGTTGCGTAACTTTGTAATCCAGTCCACAACAACAGTTGGAACTGGTGCTACAAACATCACAGTTGCTCCAGCAGTTATCATTGGTGGTCAGTTCCAGAACTCAATCATCATTGGTTCTACTTCTACTACAGCAGTGGTTACACCTTTCAACAACACTGGAACATTATCACCACAGAACATGCTTTTCCATAGGAATGCATTTACCTTGGCGGTAGCGGATTTGGAGTTGCCAGAGGGAGTCCATTTTGCAGGCAGAGCATCTGACAAAGAAGTTGGACTTTCCATGCGTGTCGTGAGGCAGTACACAATTAACAACGATTCAATTCCCACAAGGCTGGATGTGTTGTATGGTTGGGCACCGCTCTACCAAGAACTTGCTTGCAGAATCGCGGCTTAACCCATTAATTCAAAGGAAACTAAAAAATGAGTAATCCCGGACCAGCAACCACAGTCACAGCACACCCAAGTAATGTCACAACTAATCAGGCTTTGCGTTTGATTGGTGTTTCTAAGGGTGTTAACCTTAATGCTGTAGCTTTTACACCTGTGCAAGTTAATAACTCCACAGCTTATTTGCCAAAAGAAATGATTGTTACCAATGTAAACAATGCAGGCTCTGTAGTTTCATTGTCAACATCAACAGCTCTTGGCATCACAACCACAAATGCTGGATCACCATCTAGCTTGTTTGGTGCTTTGACAACTGCACAAATTTCTGCATTGTCAACAGCAGTTTTAGGCACAGCTTATGTTGACTCTAGCTCAACTAGCTTGGCTTATGCTAACCAAACTTTATATGTCAATGTAACAGTTGCCTCTGGAGCAACTGGCACAGGAGATATATATGTTTATGGTTATGACTTTAGCTAAAAAAGCTAAATAAATTGAAAGGGCTACTCCCAAAAGGGGTAGCTTTTTCTTTTTTAAACAGTACAATTTAATAATCTTAAAGGAAAAATCATGCCCTCAACCACAATATTGCGTGGAAATGTAAATGCATATTTCTTAGCAAATCCCACACTCACTCCATCAGCAGTAACTGGTACTTCAGCATCACAAAGTTTCACAGTACCTGGTCTTTTGACAACTGATGTTACCAATGTTTCATACAATGGTGGTGCTCAAACAGCAGGAATTGCAATTGCAAATGACTATGTTTCTGCTACAAACACTTTGACAATTCAATTTGTGAACACATCTGGTTCTTCAGCAACTCCAGCATCAGGTTCATATTTGGTTGAGGTGCTCAGGAGTGACGGCCCCATACCTGTTAATGCAGTCTAATCATGGCAAATACCAGTGTATACAGACCCATAGGTCAAACCTATGCTGTGGCAGTAACAACAACTGCAAGTAGTTCTTTAAGCATTGTCCCAGTTGGCAATGACCAAATTAACTACTGTGCATTTTTGAATACTGGCTCTACACCTATTGCTATTTCAATTGCTCCTTTAAATCCTACTAGCATCACTCCAACCTCAGCAGTATTGCCCACAGCAGGGAACACTAGCACATCATTTGTGCTTGGTATTTCCATGTCTCAGCCTACTGTGATTGCAGTGCCTGCTAATGGATTTAACTTGAGTGCAGTTGGAACAGCAAATACTTTATATGTAATGCCTGTGGCAGATCAATCATGACAAACCAAGTAGCTTTTACAAATACAACTAACACTGTTCCTGTTACTACTTTCTCTACTCAGCCAGTTATAGCAAGTGGATTTGGTACTTCACCCACAATTAAGGGTGTTAGTCCAAATTGTTTTGCTGTGACTGTGGGTTCAGGAGGCGCGGCATCTGGAACACTTACACTCCCTCCAGCTCCAAATGGTTGGATGTGTATTGCTAATGATGTTACTAATGGTTCAGGTATATTTTTGCAACAAACAGCTAGTAGCACCACATCAGTCACAATGACTGGTTATGGAATTACAACTGGACTTGCAACAAATATGTCTGCTGGTGATGTCATTGTCATGACTTGCACTGCATATTAATTATGAGTGCTCCTGCCCTAACATCTGACCAAAATATCCTGCCAGTTCAGGCATATTTCAATTTAGATGGTAGTTTTAATACTTTTATAGGGCAAGGACAGCCTTTTTATGCTACTTTGAACCCAGTTCAGAGTGGTCTGACAATCACAAATAGCACAATAAATAGCACAACTATTGGGCTAGTTACACCATCTTCAGGTGCTTTTACTAATGTAAGCACCACAACAGGCTCAATTAGCACAACTCCTGTAAATGCTACAGATATTGTTAATAAAAGTTATGTTGATGCCTATATTCAGGGATTATCATTTAAGCAACCAGCTCAAGTAGCAACTACTGCAAATATTACTTTATCTGGTTTGCAGACAATTGATGGTTACACCACATTAGCTGGTGATAGAGTTTTGGTTAAAAACCAAAGTACTCAAGCTAATAATGGTATTTATATAGCATCTGCTAGTGCTTGGGCTAGATCAAGTGATGCTAATACTTATGCTGAGTTGGTGGCGGCATTCCTATTTGTGGAAAATGGAACAAGTCAATCTGGATCAGCTTGGGTTAGCACAATTCCTCAAAATGGAACTCTTGGAACTACTCCAATAACATTTACTCAGTTCAGTAATAATGCTACATACACAGCAGGAACTGGACTAACTCTTTCAAGCTATCAATTTAGCATTACACCAGTTGGCACAGCAGGCACTTATGGCTCTGCCTCTAGTGTTCCAGTATTTGTTACAAATGCATCTGGTCAGGTTTCATCTGTAACCAATACCACAATCAGTATTGCACCAAGTCAAATTAATGCAACCATCCCTAATTCTGGACTCACAAATTCCACAATTTCAGGAATTGCACTTGGCTCTAATTTGGCTAATTTGACTGCTGGAACTAATATTACCTTTAGCTCTGGAACTACATACAATGGCTCAAGTGCAATCACAATAAATGCCTCTAGCACAATGGTTTATCCAGGTGCAGGCATACCTAATTCCACTGGTAGTGCTTGGGGTACAAGTTATTCAACCACAGGCTCTGGGACAGTTGTAGCATTGGCTACATCTCCTACTTTTGTGACCCCAATATTAGGAACTCCTCAGTCTGGGAATTTTTCAACAGGGACATTTACCTGGCCAACATTTAACCAAAACACCACAGGCAATGCCAATACAGCCACAACAGCCACTAACTTGGCTGGAACAACTCAGTATTCCTTGCCTTATCAGTCTGGTTCAGCCACTACAGCTTATTTAAGTCCTGGTACTTCTGGTTCATTGTTAATGACTTTGGGTGCAGTTTCTGCTCCTATTTGGGTTACAACTTCTAGCTTAACAGTTGGAACTGCCACAAATATTGCTGGAGGCTCTGCAGGCTCATTACCTTACCAAACAGGATCAGGAGCTACTAGCTTTTTAAGTCTTGGCACTTCAGGATATGTTTTAACTGCTGGAGCATCTGCTCCTCAATACACAGCTCAATCTAGTTTGGCAGTTGGGACTGCTACTAATTTGGCTGGAGGAGTGGCAAGCAATATACCCTATCAGTCTGGAGCTGGAACAACTGTTTTTCTAGCAAATGGGACAACTGGGCGAGTTTTAACCAGTAATGGAGCATCTGCACCTAGCTGGACAACTCCAACTGCCTATGCAACTGTGACTGATGACACAACCACAGCAGGCACAAGATACTTGCTTTTTGCTAACCAAACCAGTGGAAATTTGACAACTGAATACACCAGTTCAACCAAATTGACCTATTACCCTAGCACTGGATGTATCACAAATGGACTTAATGGAGGTGCTTTCTAATGGAAATCACATGGAAAATATCAGAAATTTCTGCTGAAAATGGGCTAATTACCCATGCCAAATACTTTGTAACTGCTACTGAAGATGATAAAAAGGTAGAGACTGAAGGTAATTGGTGGTTTCAGAATCCAGAAATTAAAGTGCCTTTTGAGCAAGTTACTGAACAAATGGTAGCTAGTTGGATTGAGGCTGAAACCATGAAAGATGGGGTAAATATTATTACCTCTAGACTGCAAGAACAGTTAAAATCATTGGAAAAGCAAGCTGTAATTCCTCCTTGGATGCCTCAAGTTTTTACACCTAATATTTAAAAATGGCACAAACCAATTACACTCCAATAATACTGTACAACAGTGGGACAACCACTAATGCTCCATCTGCTAGTAATTTGGCAAGTGGTGAGTTAGCCATTAACTATACAGATGGAAAGCTATTTTATAAAGATAATAGTTCTGCAATTCAAGTAATTGGTTGGAAGACAACTCCAACAACTGCAGGAGGAACTGGATTAACTAGCTACACAGCAGGGGATTTGCCATATTATTCTTCTGGTTCTGCATTATCAAAGCTAGGAATTGGCACAAGTGGATATGTTTTACAGTCTAATGGTTCTACTCCAACTTGGGTGGCTCAATCTACTTTAACTGTAGGAACAGCTACTAATGCA